CAGCTCAAAAAATAGTATCAATAATATTATTAGTAATAGCTGGATTAGGCCCTCTAATTGTAATAATAGGAACATTAATAACATCAATAGGAACAATAATTGGAGCTGTAACTGCTGCAATACCAGTAATAACAGCAATAGTAGGAGCATTAAGTTGGCCTGTAGTAGCAATTGGAGCTTTAATAGCAGCAATAATACTTTTATATACTAAATGTGAATGGTTTAGGAATGCTGTAAATGCAATAGTAAGTTTTATCTGGAATCAAGTTAAAAACTATATTCAATTAATTATCAACATTATTAAAGCAGTTATAAGTGTAGTGCAAACAACAGTATCTACAGTAAAAAGTGTAGTAACTTCAATAATTAGTGTATTTACTGGATTATATAATAAAGCTAAAAACTTTATAACAAAAATCAAAGATGCATTTGTATCAAAGATAAAGAGTATTAACTGGAAAACATTAGGAAGTGATATTGTTAAAGGTATTCTTAATGGATTTACTAATGTTGGAAATTATATTTCAAATAAAGTAAATGAAGTAAAAGATAAAATACTTAATAAGTTCAAATCAGTATTTGGTATTCATTCTCCATCTACATTAATGAGAGATACTATTGGATTAAATATATCTGCTGGTATTGGAGAAGGTATTGAAGAAGGAATACCTAAAGCATTAAAGGATGTTGACTTAGCAATGAAACAATTAAATGCTGGAATAGAAGCAAGTGTAAATCCTACAATTAATCCAAGTGTTACATATGAAACAAGTTACAATATGATGGCTAAAGCAATGAAAGAAGCTCTAAGTGATATGGATGTTGTAATGGATGATAATAAGATGGGTAGATTTGTAGTTAAGACAGTAACAGATACAATTTATTCTTAGGAGGTGTAATATGAGATATTATGTAGTAATAAATGGAGTAAGTTCATTAACAAAAAATGGATTAGCAATAAAAGAATTACCTCCAATAAGTAAGCCTTCTATTAGAACTAATACAGAAACAATAGATGGTAGAGATGGAGATATAGTTACTAGATTAGGTTATAGTGCATATGATAAAACTATAGAAATAGGATTATTTGGAAATTATGATATAGATGATATAATTTCATATTTTAATCAAAGTGGAGAAATAGTATTCTCTAATGAAGATGATAAATATTATAGATTTGAAATACTTAATCAAATAGACTTTGATAAGTTAGTAAAGTTTAGAACAGCAAATGTAGTATTCCATTGTCAACCTTTTAAATATGAAGTTGGAGAAACTCCGGTTACATTATCATCTGGAAATAATACAGTTACAAATAAAGGTAATATCTATGCAAAACCTATACTAAATATTGAAGGAACAGGAACAATAAGTGTAAGTCTAAATGGTAATCAAGTTTTTAGTATAGATATGAGTAATACAAGTGAAATAGCAATAGATATAGAAAAGTTAGAAGCATATGATCCAAATGACAATACACTATTAAATAGAATAGTTACTGGAGATTATGATGATTTTAAATTAAATAGTGGAAGTAATACTATTAACCTAAGTGGAACTATAACAAGTGCAAATATAAGTATGTATAGTAGGTGGTTATAATGCTAAAAGTATTCCAACCTACAGATACAATTTATACAAGTAATGGAGATATTGTATTAAAAGTATTTAAAGCAATAGTACATAAAGAAGATAATGGAGCTTTTTATCTAGAGATAGAAGCTCCTTTAGATTATGTTGATTATTTAGTATCTGGAAATATAATCAATGCTAATACTCCTCAAGGAGAGCAGTCATTTAGGATAACTAATGTAGAAAAGACAAGAAGCAAGATAAAGTTCCAAGCAAATCATTTATTCTATGATAGTATGAATTATCTAATAGAAGATAGTTATGTAGTAGATAAGAATTGTAATGATGCATTAGACCATTTGAATAATGCTACAAGTGATGCAAGTCCATTTACAACAATTAGTGATATACAAAATAGAGCAAGTTATAGATGTGTTAGAAAAAGTCTTTATGAGGCTATTCAAGTAGTATTAGAAAGATGGGGAGGACATCTAGTAAGAAACAACTGGAGTATAGGAATATATGACACAATAGGACAAGACAATGGAGTAACAGTTAGATATGCTAAGAACTTAAAAGAAATAACAGCAACATACAACTGGGATGAAGTAGTAACAAAACTAATGCCAGTTGGAAAAGATGGAATATTATTAAATGCATTAGATCCAGATGCAAGTGTATATTTGGAATCTGGAGTACAATATGATATTCCATTTACAAAGACAATATCATTCGAGCAAGATATAAATGAAGATGATTATAAAGATGAAGATACTGGAGAAGTAGATGAAGTAGCATATAAAACAGCCTTAATAGATGATTTAACAGATAAAGGATATAGTTACTTAGCAGAACATTCAACTCCAGCAGTAAATTATTCATTAAATGCTAATTTAGAAAAGATAAGTGATATAGGAGATACAGTAGAGGTTATAGATGAAAGACTAGGAATTAACCTATTTACTAATGTAATATCATATGATTATGACTGCATTTTAGAACAATATACTCAAATAGAATTTGGTAATTTCATTCCAAAACTTGCTGATTTAATGAGTACAATAAGTGATACTACAGAAACATTAATACAAGAAAGTACAAGTATAGTACAAGTAACATTAAATAGAGAATTAGAACAAGCTACATCTCAAATATGGGGAGCATTAAGTGATTCATATGTAATCTATGATGGAGATAAAATCCTAATAGTAGATACATTACCTAAAGAGAATGCAACTAATGTAATAATGATTAATAATGGTGGTATAGGATTTAGTAATACTGGAATTAATGGAGTATTCAATAGTGCATGGACAATAGACAATGTATTAAATATGGAACAGATAAATGTAATTAACTTAACAGCAGATTTGATAAAAGGTGGAACATTAAAACTAGGAAGTAACTTAAATCAAAATGGACAATTAGAAGTCTATGATGAAACAAATACATTAATAGCAGAATTAAATAAAAATGGATTAAAAATGTATGGAGTAGATGGAAGTTATGTATTAATGAATAATCAAGTAGGATTTGCTGGATATGATAGAAATGGAAATAAAATATACTGGGTATCACAAGATGAATTTCATATGAAGAAGTCAGTAATAGAAGAAGAAATAACATTATGTAATAAATTAAGATTTATACCAATTGAAATATATAACAATGGAACACTAGTTAATGATGGTATTGGATTAGTATCAGTTGCTGGAGGTGGTAATTAATGGCTACATTGACAACATCATGGCAAAGTTTTGCAAGTGCAAGTTTTAGTACTGGATCATCAACAGTAGTATTTTACTTAGAAGCAAGATATACATCTCAAAGTACAGCAAATAATACAACTAATGTACAAACAAGATTAAGAAGTGATTTAACAAGTGGATATATAAGTGGAGCTGGATATAAGTTTACTTGTACATATGCAAGTACAGTAAGTGGAAATGGAGTATGGACATTTGGAGATGAAGTAATAACATCTGGAAGTTCAACAGTAACACATAATAATGATGGAACAAAGACATTATCATTAAGTGCAACAGCATATAATAAATATTGGAACTTTACTAAAAATCTAAGTGCAAGTGTAAGTATTCCTAAAATAGATAGAATAGCAATAGTTACAAATGGAACAGAATTTAATGATGAAACAAATCCAACAATAACATTCACAAACCCTGCAAATTTTCAATTAGTACCATATATTAACTTTTATTATAATGGTAGTCTAGTAATACATATAGAAAGACCAAAAGGAAGTTATACAAGTCCATATACTTGGGAATTAACAAATGCAGAAAGAGAACAAATAAGAAGTACAATTACAAATGTATCAAGTTTAAATGTAGTAGAAGGTGTATTCACTTATAATGGAAACTCAAATATAGGGGCATCATCAGTAATAAGAACGTTTACTTTTATAAACGCTAATCCTACATTTGATGCTAATTATGAAGATACTAACTCAACAACAACTGCAATAACTGGAGATAATCAATTAATTATTCAAAATCATAGTACATTACAAATAAATGGAACTAATCTAAGTGCTAAAAAGAGTGCAACATTATCAAGTATAGTAGCTAGTATAAATGGTGTAAATTACAATGGAACTATATCTGGAACTACTGCAACTTTTAATATTGGAACATTAAATATATCAAACAATATAGATGCAACAATAACATTAACTGATTCAAGAGGCTTAACAGCAGTAAACACATTACCAATAACAATATTAGAATATAGTCAACCTAGTGCAATAATATCATTAGCAAGAGAAAATAACTTCTATTCAACTACTAACATAAAAGTAGAAGCTAATTATTCAAGTCTAGATAGTCATAATGTAATAACAATAAAGACAAGATATAAAAAGACAACTGATGCTAATTATGGAGCATATGTAACATTAACAGATGGAGTTACAAGCCAATTAACATTAGATAACAATTATCAATGGGATGTACAAGTATTAGTACAAGATAGCATCTCAAGTACTACATATAATCTAACAGTTGATAAAGGTATTCCAATTGTATTCTTTGATAGAACATTAAGAAGTATGGGAGTTAATTGCTTCCCTATTCAAAGTAATACATTAGAATTAAATAATGTGGATCTAGCAAGAAATATAATGACAGTTTATTTAACAAGTGATTTTACTATACCTAACACAAACACAGCATATGATATAACAAATATGTCATTAGGAGAAAGTGTAGGGAATAAGTTGTCATTAGTAAATGGAAAGATAGTCATTGGAGATGGAGTATCTAAAGTAAAAGTAAGTTATACAGCTAAGACAGTAAGTGCTGCTAATACAACAAGAACATTTACTTATTTAATGCAAGATATAAATGGAACAGCAACAGTGATATCTCAGGAAGGGCATTGGTACGGAGGAACAAATTGGCAAGTTGTAAATACTTATGGACCTATAACATTAAATGTTAATCAAGGAGATGCTTTTTATTTAAGATGTTATGGATATAAGAATAATTACATATCTGGAGCAACAGGTTTTATGCCTACCATACTAACAGTAGAAGTAGTAGAATAGGAGGGAATTATGAGTGGAATTATCACAGCTTTAATATCTGGATTAAGTGTAGCAGTACCATCAATAATGGCTACTATCTTAACAAGTAAAGCTAACAATGAATTATTTGAGTATAAGATTAATGATTTAAAAGAAGATGTAAAAGTATTAAATGAGAAAGTACAAGTACATAATAACTTTGGAATAAAATTAGCAAAATTAGAAGAAAACATAACAAATATTCAAAGTGAAGTAAATGAATTAAAAAGGAAGTGATTCAATGAAAGAAAAACTTGCTAAACTAATTGATTTAAAGTCAATAGTAACTTTATGCTTAACAGGATTATTGATATATGGATCAATAACAAATAAATTTGATGCAAATGATGTAATGACTATTATAGTAATGGTATTCAC